ATCAGTAGCAATTTTAAATGGGTCTCCTTTTTTGAAAAATCGTGATTTTGCAACATTTAGGCGCATGACATTTTCGCGCATTTCATTGATGCTTTGATTAAGAGTAATAAGATGAGTCATTGGTCTGCTCAAACCTTTGGCTTCTGAACAATTATATTCAGTCAATACATTTTGTTCATCGTTAAGCCACTCTCTATTTTCTATAGTTGCCTGATAAGTCACAACCATCCAGACATTTTCGTCACCTGCCAAGTCCTTTAAATCATTAGCTACAGCAACTCGTTTGTGGCGTTCTCCATTTTCTGACCATCTACGTCCGCTGGAATCTGTTAGCAAATCCATAGAATCTATGATAACAACATCTGGAGATATGCCATAGATTTTTTTGTATTCAGCAATACCATTTTTTATATCAATGGTAGACACTTGATTAGCGAACTTTGGAAAGGATTTGACCTTTAGGGTGCCAGACATTGCTTTGATTTCTTGTATCATTCGTTCTAATTCCCGGTCTTTTAGTGTACCAGTACTATAACGATAAGAATTACAGGAAACTAGTGACGCGGCATAAGCATCCACAACTTCATCTTCAGAACCTTCTAACTGGAAATGAAGTACGTTTAATCCGTCTATTTGAGAGGCGCATTTTCCAATCCAACGTGCGGCATGACTTTTCCCAACACCAGTAGGGGCTAAGAGGCATGTTAATTGAGTACGTAAATCTCGTCCACCGTTCATTTCATCCAGACCATCAATATAAAATCTGGTGATTGGTTTAAATCTTGACTCTTGATTGTGTTTTTCTCTATTACGCCTAAAACGGGATTCAAAGGTTTCGACTACATCAACAAAAGAGTTTTGACGCAAGCTGAAATCATTTTGCCATTCTGCAAATGATTGGAGCAGCTTCATTGCTTTGTCACGATCCTGTTTTGCATAAAGTTCACCTATCTCTTTGTAAGTCTTTTGAAATTTTACTTGTCTTAGATAATTTTCAAACTGTTCCAATATAATTTCCGGCTCAACTCCTTCGGCGCAGTCTTTTATATCTTCTAACAGTGCTGAAACCTCTCTGTTGACAGAAACTATCTGGCTGATAATATTAAGGGTAGGGGATGATTTGTGTTCTGCGAAGTATTTGCACAGATACCCCTGCAATGCTTGAAAATCTCTACCAGGCAGGTACGATTTCTGCATATATTCACACACTAAGTTACATACATAGTCGTATGTAAAACAAGCGTAATATAATTCAAATAAGAAATCTTCTGTTAATACGTTATCTTCTTTCGCCATATTCTTCGAGTCTTATTCGGTATAACTCTGGATATTTTATCGCGGTTTCTTGCTTGCATTTCTCAACGTTTGTGCATATTTGACATGCTGGAGAGAATGGACTCCACATCAATGTGGATGTAGAGCATATTAGAAACCCAATATCTGTGTTGATACTCCGTTTCTTAGTGCATTCTTCAGATGGCATATAAATATACTTAGACTGAGGATGCTCTTTTTTACAGATTAGTGAATTTAGATAGGCTCTGGTTAGATTGGCTTCAGATAACCATTGGTCTTCCAGATATTGCTTGGATTTGGAAGACATTGATAGATATTTTTGAAGAGCGGTAGTCCCAAATGTTTTTGGAGCTAATGTACGTTGATATTGGGCATTCCTGTTTTTATGAAGCTGGAATACACAATAGTCTACAAGTCGTGAAGTATTAAATTCTCCACCACAAATTTGAGTAAAGTTGACAATAAATTTGGATAGTTGGCGTTTGGCTTGCCCTCCCTCTGGGAATGAGAAGGAGGGGTCTACCAAACGCTTGGCTATTTCTGTATATACTGTCTTAATCTGTTTCGTCAGTCGTTCTTCTTTTTCCATCACGAGTCAATAGTTGTTGAAGTTGTTGACGCGCCAAGAATAATCGACTTTTGACAGTTTCGATATTGCGAGATTCTAAGGCACCATTCCGATATTCGATTTCGGCAATTTCTTTGAGTTTATATCCTGCCTGTTGATACAAAAGTGCGCTTCTGTATTGTGGTTTCAACTGTTTTAATGCAGCTAAAACATCATCGCTGTATAACTCTTGATAATTGTCAATACCCATTACGTTAGAGCTTACTTCGTCAAAATCTACAATAGATTCACTGGAAGAAAATGTTTCCACATCGTTATCATCACTCAACATGTCTTGATGCTTTTTTTTACGTTGATCCAAATCAAAAACACATCGTTTGGTTACAATATGGAGCCAGGTTTGTACAGAACGCTCTGGATTATATGTCTCGATATATTTATACATGTTGGTAAGCACTTCTATGTAATTGTCTTCTATGTCAGAAGGATTAAAAGTATAGCGCATACATAACTTGTATATCATTCGGTTGTACGGTGTTACGTATTTATCAAATAGGGCTTTTCGCCGTGCAGCTACTTCATCACTTATTATTATGGGTTCTGTGGTAACTGCTGAGTATGTCTCTTCCACGCCTCTTGAACATTGAGCACAAACAAGTGATCCGAGTTCATCAATTTGTGGACTTCACAATACTTCTTCCACTTATTATTACTAGAGATAAAATTACTTCTTACCTCGTTGTCTGTTGGCTGGGGTTGTTTACTAAGGAATTCGTAAAAATCTCCTAGCAAGCTTCCTAGCATCATTAAATGGGGCTGGCCTTCTCTTTGTTGCCTACGCCTTATGTTTCTTGCGTAACTCATTTTCTGTCTAAAGTTTGTATATTCTTACATAATATTTGAAGATGTGGGTTGCATCAGCCATGTTGTCATCGACTGGTGTAATATTCCATCGTTTGATGCAATATTCAATCATCTTCTTTTTGTCAGCTTTTCCGTCACCGGTTGCCCATTTTTTTACTGTGCTAACGTTTATGAATTTTGGTTCCGGGAGTCCAAGCTGGGCGCATATCAGATATAATATGCCTCTAAATTCGGATAGTTTTCGCGCTGCAATGAAATGCTTTGAAACGCATACATCTTCGGCGATAATCAATTTGATGTTGTATTTTTGGATAAATTCAACCAGTGTGTCATAAAACATTTTATGTTGCTCGATCGCATTTTTGCCTTTTCTTTGGGTAAAATTCCATGTTCCTGATTCATGGGTTGAGTAATATCCACAGTGCTCTGCTATATCTAATGCAAGCACATTATCACGTGTAATTTGATTTATTGACTCATTTTTAATGTTTTTTGATTCGTTAATCATTCTATGTATGAAACGCCATTAAGTTTATTGACTACAGTCTTGTATGGGTAGCCTTCAGCTATATTTCCATGACTGACTACCAAAGATGTAATCTGTAATTGATTGAGGGCATCAAAAATGTTGGAAAGCCCTTGTTCGTCAGTGGCTTCTAATATCTCATCAAGTATCAGGAGATCTAGTCCTTTATCGTCATCGCAATTTACATTGGTAAGTTTGTGCATTGCCAAAATATTAGCCAGATTAACTCTTGCTTTTTCACCTTCTGAAAATTTATCAAAAGAGCCACAATCTACACCATCGCGAATAAGAGAAATGGAAATCTTATCTCTGATTTTTCCGCTTTTTAAGACTGTAAAACCGGAAAATGCAATACGAATGTCACTACCAATGGCCTCCAGAAACTCGTTAGTTATGTGACTAAGAGCATCAATTTTAGTATTAGCCAGATGGGTTTTAAATTCAGTAAAGGTTGCTTCTTGCTCTTTATATGAATTTAATTTCCGTTCAATAGTTTCTTTTTCAGAAATGGCTAATACCAATTCTTTCTCATATTTTTTCTTGTTGGCTTTGAGAGATTCTATCATGTCAGTTTCGGAAGAGTTTTCGATGTCACGAATAGATTCTTCGTATGACTGAATAGCTCCATTAGCATTGTTAATATTCAACTCGGCCTGCTTTGCTTCGTATTCTTGCTTTCTAATAGCTTCATCTAATATTGCATAAGAATCATCAAATAAATTAGTACGCGCATCATCAATGGATTTCTGAAGGGTATTCATTTGATGCTGGAGGTTTTGCATTTTATTGGTTAAATAAGACGTATTACGTGATAATTCATCCAATGCCGTACAAGTCTCGGTAATCTTATTCGACCATTCTATTTTACTGCGATTCAATTCATCCTGTTCTTTACGAGCTTCGCGTCCTTTTGTTGTAATATCTGAAATGCGTTTTTCATTAGCCTCAATATTTTGGAGAATGTCTTGTGTCTCTCCATTTCGGTCTTGCAATCTTAGTTTAACCTCGTTTATATCTATATCATTAGCCAATGTGAATTCATGTTGACATTTAGGACAAACGATAATTCCGGCAAGTTGTTTTTGCCGGCATGATTCTTTATAACAAGATTTCCGGTGAATATGATGTAAACGGTTATGCGGGCATTATGTTTACCATTACGTTAATGGGTGGCATGATTTTTCTTACACTTGCCGTTATGAGCCTGTATCTTGCCAATATTTTTGAGGAAGTTAAGGGGCGCCCTCTTTATGTCATAGGTAAAACCGTTAATTTCGAGGAAAAAAGTGTTTCCTAAGACCATACTTCCTTACGTTTTTTTGACAGCAACAATCGTACTGTCAGTGTATTCACAGCTCATGATTAAATGGCGGATGTCCTCTCGTTTTTGTGATATACATTTGCCTGAAGGATTATGGGATAAATTTC